TACTACCTATCACATGACATATTTAGGAAATGGTAATTTAGAAAACCCAACTAGTACTTCTACTATAACTCACATGCAAGCTGCGGGACATGCTATGGGACATAGAATTATAGCAACAAATGCTACTATACCATCATCCATACAAAATAATACATCGTTTCAAATAATAGTTAATTGGCAAAATATTGGACTTACTCCGCCATATTATGATTGGAATGTTGTTTTTGAATTAAGAAACACAAATAATAACATAGCCGTATGGTCAGGTACTTCATCAAAACAATTGAGATTGTTCTTACCTAGTACTTCTGCGACACCAACAACCGATACATTTAGTATAACAGGTATTGTTGCAAATACGTATAAATTAGTTATGATTATCAAAGATGCTAATAATTATATGGCACCAATGAAATTAGGAATAACGGGTATACAATCAGACGGTAGTTATATACTTTCTAATAGTATACAAGTAATTTAAAAAACACTATTTATTAGATATGAGTTTTTTAGATAGCAATAATTCGGATTATGTATCAGTAAGAATAACCCAAAAGGGTAGAAATGCCATTGCTCAAGGTAATTTTAAAATCAGTTATTTTCAAATTGGTGATTCAGAATATGATTATACCAATCCATTTAGCGGATATACTGGTTTAGGAAGTGTACCCGGACAAAAGGTAATGGCTCCTTTTGATAAAGAAAGCGGTGTTAAATATCCATATAAATTTGACGCATCAACACCATCAACAACATATGGTATTCCGGTTCAAAATGCACTTATTGAACCTATTAGAAATATAATGGGTCCCGCTGGTTTTGTTTCAAATTATATTCCTTTTGATATTGCTACTGCATCAGGAACAACAGTTGCATGTTCTGTGGATGTTGTAAATATGGTAGTTGTTAACGGTTCAAATACACTATATGTTGATGATTCCACATTATTTCAAAATTGTGAATATATTACAATTCTTTTTGGTGATTTAGGCGGAACAGACCCAAATTTACCAGTAATAACTGACACCAATTATAATAGTTTAATTTATAAAGTTACGGGTATATCAACTAATTACCTTTATTTGGATAGAAATATGCCAAATTTATCATCTATTTCAAGTAATGCTCAAGTTATTTGTAATAAATGCGAAGTAGAAGGTGCACCATTATCAACATTAAATACTGAAGGACAATTAAATCCATGGACATTAAATATTGTTTGGGGAGATAAACCTATAGGTGCGGATGTAAGTGGCACAGATGAAGGTTTGACTGGTTATACAAGTAATATTTATGCATCAGCTAAAGAATTATTAGGATATACATCTACCGGACAAACGTTTACTGATTTTACGGGAAATACAATTTCAGACGCAACATCATTTATTACATCATTTGGTGAAGTTGTCGATGTACCACCTAACGAACAAAGATGTGTTGCTATTGTACATTATTCCGATTTAAATGACGTATCTATAGATCCTGAAAGATTTTGGAAATACGATGATTATATAAGTTATGATACAAATCTTTTTGATTCAATTATAACAGATTCAAATGACATTCCAATAAGTGATACTGAATACTTTGAAGTTTATATACCATTTATACATTATCATAGAAATACATCAACTACCATAGGTGCTATTTTTAAAATGGATGTTGAAGACTATTATATTAAGTCAACAAAAAATGAAAAACATGCTTTAATGTATAGATACTTGTTGGATGAGCAAGGATTTAGAGTAGGTAAAGTATTTCCAAAAAATAAAATTTTTGTTTTTGATGACCAAGAATTAGTTGCAATGTTAGATTATAGGTCAAATAGACGCTATACACTACCTGCACCAAAAGTATCTACCGTTGCAAGTGACACAACACCCGAAAATTCAATGTTGACGGGTTCGACTGGTCAAACCGTTTGGGTTACTTACATGTTTCAATATACGGGTGATACACAATTAAATTCATTACCATGTAATTATTTCATGAAAACTCGTTTAGATGTTAATGGTAATGCGTGTTTATCATCTACACCATCACAAGTAACATTTAAATTAAATACAGATTCGTTACCATATATGGAAACATCATTTACAGATGTAAAATATGGTTTTATAGCGGATAAATTTTATATATTAGTGCAAATAACAAATACCGGCGATTTACCATCACATGATTTATGGAAAATTATTGATTATACTTCAGTTATACCAAATCATACAATTGGTCAATTAATAGACCAAAATAATTTATACAACCATACATTCACAATATATTATTCTGGTTACACTGGCGCATCTTTTTTTGATTTAGAAACTTATTTAAAAACAACACCATCAGATACAAATTATTTAGGTGATACTACATGGACAACACAACCACAATTTGGTGATGAACAACCTTTTCCCGGAAGCGTTAGATTAATCAGAGCATCTGATTTAGCGGTTATGAATTTTCAAGTTAATCTTCCGTCTTCACAATTTTTGGAAACCCAAAATCCAACATATGTGAGTGGTGAAGAGAAAAAAATAACAGAAGTGGCGTTACTGAATGATAATAAAGAGGTAATGATAATTGCTAAAATTTCAAATCCACTTACAAGAAGCGGCGCTCAAGTAATTTCTGTAAGAATGGATTTTTAATATTTGGATTAGATATTATTACAAAATATATCTTTTTCACAACCACTATATATTTATTATTTTGGGAAAAGTATACATATACGGATTAGTTGATAAATCAAAAAACGAATTAAAATATGTTGGTAAAAGTATAAATCCAAAATCTCGTTACAGAAAACATTTACAAGATAGTAATAAAAAAATTAGTTACAAAGACAAATGGATATATTCTTTATTAGAAAATAATAACAAACCCGAATTATTAATAATAGATGAAGTAGATGAATATAATTGGGAATTTTGGGAAAAACATTACATTTCATATTATAAATTTATCGGTTGTAAATTAACTAATATCTCTCAAGGGGGGGAAAATCCACCAAACCTAATAGGAAGAAAAAGAACAAAAGAAGAAATTGAAAGAATTTCTAAATCTAATATAGGTAAAAAAAGAAGTGAAATAACAAGAAAAAATATTTCATTGGCAAAAAAAGGTAAACCAATATTACGTTTACGCGGAAAAGAACGTTCACTTTCACATAGAAATAATTTATCATTATCATTAAAAGGTAGAACATCCCCCAATAAAGGGAAAAAATATGATAAAGAATATTGTGAGAAATTATCTAATTCACATTCGCACCAAAAAAAACAAATAGTACAATTGACATTGGATAATAAAGTGATAAAAATTTGGGGGTCAATATCGGAAGCTAAAAAAAAATATAAAAATAATCATATTAGTGAATGTTGTTTAGGTAAAGTAAAAACAGCGGCAGGATATAAATGGAAATATTATGAGTGATAATTTAATTAAATTTAAAAATAAACCTAAAATTTTGGGATTGGATGTGTCTAGTAAAACCGTGGGTTTTGCATTATTTGATTTGAATGGTTCTGAACTTTTAGAGTTGACGCATTTTTCACCAAAAATAAAACCACAACCAGAGGATAAAATAGAGGAGTTATTGAAAAAAGCCGATGCTTTTGCAAAGCACTTAGAGAATTATAAAAATATGGGTATAATTCGTATTGTCATTGAAGAACCATTATTACAATCGAATAACATTTACACTGTCGGTACTTTATTAAGATATAATACGATGATTTTAAAAAATTGTTATGATATTTTGGGTATATTACCAACATTCATATCAACATACAATGCAAGAAAATATGCTTTCCCTGATTTGTTAGGTAAAAACGATAAAGGACGTAGTGTTTTATTTGGTGGTTATCCAAAAGATATCGATAAAAAACAAGTAATATGGGAACGTGTAAATTCTTTATTCCCTGACATCAAATGGTTATATGGAAAAAATAATAATTTAAAAAAAGAAAATTATGATATGGCCGACGCTATTGCTACGGTTATTGGATATGTCAACATGAATAAAATGAATATTAAAAATTAGGCAGATAACCTTTTACAATAACAGATTACTCTGCTATATTTATATTAGGACGGGACGTATAGCAATATACGTTTAGTTGGTGAGGGGGACTTGGTGGTGCGAGTCCCCCATTTTTTTTTCTCATATTTTTAAGTTATATTATCTATACTATGAATGCAACAAGTATAGATTATACTTCAGTAATTGAAATACTTGAAGATATTCTTGGTTCACCAAGAATGCATTCCGAATATAAAGGACAAATGTCCTTTGATTGTCCGGTTTGCAGTTATGATATAAAAGGGCTAGACGATTTAGATGGTAAAGGTAACTTAGAAGTTAATTATGTTCATAACGTATTTAAATGCTGGGTTTGTAGTGAAACACATGAAACACACGGAACAATATATTGGTTAATAAAAAAATTTGGTAATGATAAGCAATTAAAAAAATATCTATTATTAAAACCGGACGAAACAGAAGAAAAACCAAATAGGGTTTATAAACCTATTGTTTTACCAAAAGAATTGATACCCTTTAAAAGTGCTAGTCCGGGTTTAAAAATGACACCACAATATAAACAAGCATTTAATTACATTAAGAAAAGAAATATAACAGACTTGATGTTGCAAGTCTTTAATATTGGATTTTGTTATAGTGGCATTTATCAAAATAGAATAATAATTCCATCGTATGATGAAAACAAAAGAATAAATTATTTTATTGCTCGTTCTTATCTTGATAAAACAAAAATGAAGTATAAGAATCCGGAAGCGCAAAAAGAGTTAATAATATTTAATGAACATCTTATAAAGTGGGACGAACCAATCTATATTGTTGAAGGTGTTTTTGATAGTATTTTTTTACCCAATGCAATACCGATGTTAGGTAAATTCATGAATAAACATTTATTCAATAAACTATATGATAATGCTAAAAAAATTATTATAATATTGGACCCCGATGCTCGTGAAGACCAAGAAAAACTATACCATAGATTGAATTGCGGTAAATTAATGGGTAAAGTATGGTGTATAAATTTAGAGGGAGATAAAGATATTGCCGATTTAAAAGGTGATTTAACTGGATACGAACCAAAACATTTAAATTGATGAATTTACAAGAAATATCGTTAGAGATAAGAGAATTGTTGGAACAAAAAAGAAAAGAATTAGAATTAACATTCGTTGAAGAACAACACATCTACTACATGAAAGATTTAGATGGTGTTGTTAAAAATAATTTCCCATCTGTTTCTAAAATTATTAAAAAATTTTACGAACCATTTGATGCCAATGGTGTAGCACATAGGATGTCCGGTGGTGATGAGGGAAGAAAAAAAGAAATTTTAGCAGAATGGAAAGCTGCGGCAGATTATTCTACTAATATGGGAAGTAGAGTACATTATGAATTAGAAAAATATTTAATTAATCAACATAAAGATTATAAGGAAGTTAGAAAACCAATTTTTGAAATTGATGAGGAACAAAAATTAAAAAGCGATAATATGATTAAAGCCGGACACGATTTTTTAAATTTAATGAAAGAACGTGACGGAGTATTATTAGATACTGAAATAGTTTTAGGCGACCCTGAAGAAGAATATACAGGTCAACCTGATAAAGTTTGGTTAATCTTAAATAAAGATAAAAATGATTTTGGTTTTGTTTTAACTGATTATAAAACTAATCAACCAAAAAACTTTGAAGTACAATATTATACTAAGCAAATGTTTCAGCCATTTGGAAAATATCCTGACACGGCATTAAGTCACTATTATTTACAATTACCATTATACGCTAGATTATTAAGGAAGATGTTGAAAGGAACAAAATATGAGTATAAAAAATTTCTGGGTGGTGTAATTGTTTTATTAAAAGATGACGGCACTTTTATTGAATATAGAGTACCACCAGAGGTTAATTACGCTATTTTTAATTTAGATTTAAAAAAATATATAAAAAGATGATAAAAAAAATAATCCATATTGCTGATATACACATCCGAACGGTTCAATATCATGATTTATATAAAACTCAATTTGAAAAATTAATTGAGCAATTAAAAATTAAGTTATCAAGTTATGAACAAAATGAAATTAGAATTATAATTACTGGGGACCTTTTTCATAATAAAATTAATATCTCTAATGAACAATTATTACTAACAAGTTGGTTTATTAAAGAACTAACTAAAATTGGTGTAGTGATTATTATTCCGGGTAATCATGATTTCTTGGAAAATAATACCCAAAGATTAGATAGCATTACGCCAATTATTGAAATGATGGATGATATCAATGTTGAATATTATAAAGATAGCGGGGTATATGAAGATTCAAATGTAAAATGGGTCGTATACTCTTTATATCAACACAATGAACGCCCAAAATTTAAAAAAGAAGATGATGGTAAACTTTATGTTGGTTTATTTCATGGCCCAATACAAGGTTTGTCTACAGATACCGGTTATAAATTTGATGACGCATATGATAGATTAAATTTTGTTGATTTGGATTTATTATTATGTGGAGACATACACAAAAGACAACAATTCGAATTGTCAGGTAGTGGAAAAGCTATAATGGTTGGTAGTTTAATACAACAAAATTTTGGTGAAACTATTAAACACCATGGTTATGGAATATATGATATTAATGCAGACAAGTATGAATTTTATGATTTACATAGTGAACAACCATTCATGCATTTTTCAATAAGTGATATAAAAGATATAGATGATGAAAAAGAACAATTACTTAATCTTGGATGATGAATTCATAAAATATTGTGAATTGAATAATATTCAAGATATTGAAAAATTCGCAAAGGAAGTTTTCACAAAAGGATTTACATCAATCAAATATGATAGAGAACCAAAAATACCTAAACCTTTAGTTGATGGTATTATGAAAAAAAATGTGAAAGAAGTTATAACAAATACACAAGCACCACCTCCACCTCCTCCACCTATACCACCGGTAAATAAAGTTTATGTGGAAGGTAACATTTCGGTGAAACCAAAAAATATTGAAACAAATTTATATGACGAATAATTTTTGTCATAATAATTTATTATATTATACATTATAAAACCAATTTATGTACGTATTATTTTTGTGGATTTTTATAGCATATGGAATGACATCCATAATAGTTTGGGGAAGTATTTTTGAAAAAGTTAGAATTTGGATTAAAGCACATTCTAAATTTTTTGGCGATTTAATTAGTTGCACATTGTGTACCGCCACTTGGGTTGGATTTTTTATGTCCATAGTTTTAGGTGGTTTTACTAATCAAGTATTTGGAATAGATAGGTATGTTTCCATATTTTTTGACGGTATGCTTACCGCTGGTTCTGTCTGGGCAATAAATACAATTATTGAATTTTTTGAAGAAAGTAGAATTAAATAAATATGGAATATAACAATCCTTTAGTTAAAGTTACTTGGCACGATACATCTGAAAATTTTACCTCTGAAAAAATAAGAAGAGTAAAGGCGTATTTTCAAAATAAATATAATACGAAGACCGTTCAAGTAATAACAAAAAATATTTCGGATACCAAATCAACAAAACTTGAATCATTAGAAGCGTCCGATAATATTCTTGACCATCAATATCAAAAGAAATTGATGAAAGATTTTATTAAGGAAAATAATATTGATGTCAAATGGGAAATGATTGATAGATTAGATAATAAAGTAAATGTTGAAATTGATAAGCAAAATCAAAATAAGATACGTTATAATAAATGGTATATTAAAAAAATTGAATTTTCTAATTTTCTTTCTTTTAGTGATGACAATGTAATTGAATTTACAACATTAGATGGTATTACTGTTATAGAATCAACGCCAAAAAACTTTGGAGGTAAATCAACGTCAACGGTTGATTTATTAATGTTTTTGTTTTTTAATAGTACAACTAAAACAAAAACTAACGGAGAAATTTTTAATAAATTTACCGATAAAAATGAAGTTAGTGTCAAAGGAGAAATAACAATTGACGGTTATGATTATGTGATTGAACGCACAATTTCACGAAAACTTGGGAAGTCTGGTGAATATACGGTTACAAATAAATTAGAATTCTATAAAAGAAAAGACAACGGTGAAATTGAGAATTTAACCGGTGAACAAAGAAGAGAAACCGAAACATTTATATCTTCAGCAATTGGTAGCGAGGAGGATTTTCTTTCAACAATATTGACAACCGGTTATAATCTTGAAGAACTAATAGAATCTAAGCCAACAGCGAGAGGACAAATACTAACCAAGTTTTTAGGATTGGAAAATCTTAAAATCAAAGAAGAAATCTGTAAAGGATTTTATAATGATTGGAGTAAAAAATTAATTTCAAACACATATAATATTATTGATTTAGAAAATGAAAATCAAAAAAATAGTGATAATATTGAAAATTCAGAAAATGAAATTAAAATATTAGATGGGGAATTAGTAAAATTTACAACTAATTTAAAAAATATTGAAAAAGAGAAAGACGAAGCGTTGGGTTCAAGAAACAATGATATAGATAAAGAATTAATAAATGTTAATCCAACCCTATTACAAAGAGAAATCGTTGATTTAAATAACAATAAACTAATCGCACAAAAAAATGCTGATTCTATTAATGTAGTGGAACCATCCAATTATTATTTGGAAGACGACCACGAAAAAATAAAGAACAAAATTTCTGGTTTACATTTAAATTTAAAATTAAATGAAAGTAAAATAGAAAGTAATGTCAAATTAATTAAAAAATTTGAAGAAGGTTCTGTCTGTCCAACGTGTAATAGGCCATTGGTTGATGTTGACCATACAGAAGAAATTAATACTATTTTAAATGAAATTCAATCAATAAGAACAAAACAAAGTGTAATAACAGAAGAAATTTCAGAACTAAAATTATCTGAAAAATATTATACTGACTTAAAAATAGAGTATGATACATACGAAAAGAATAAACTAAAAAAAGAAAGACACCTACTTGAAGTTGAGCAAAAACAATTAGAGATAAACACTAAGCAAAATAAATTAGAAAGATACGAAAGCAATAAAAAGAAATTAGAAGAAAACCAAAGAATTGATTCTCAAATTATACGATTACGTACACAAATTGATACAGTAAATGCGGATATCAGAGTAACTAATAGTAATTTAGAAAAGCATAAAAATAACATTAGCAATCTAATAGAAAAAATAAAAACAAATAATGAATTAATAGTTAAAATAAAACAAGAAGAAGAATTATTATCAGTATTTAAAATTTATTTAACAATTTATGGAAAGAATGGTATTTCAAAAATTATTTTGAAAAACATGATTCCATTATTGAATATTGAATTGTTTAGATTGCTTGTCGATAGTTGTCATTTTATTTTAGAATTGAATATAAGTGATAAAAATGAAGTTGAATTTATGATGATTGATACTGAAACTCGCGTTGTAAAGCCTCTTAATTCGGGGTCTGGTTATGAAAGGACAATTTCATCTATGGCTATACGTAGCGTTCTCACAAAAATTTCATCATTACCAAAACCAAACATTATAGTTATGGATGAAGTATTTGGTAAAATTGCTGAGGAGAATCTGGAAATGGTTGGAGAATTCTTTAAAAAGATTAAAAATTATTTTGAACATATAATTCTGATTTCACATAATCCGTTAATAAGAAACTGGTCGGACAATATTATAATGATTAAGAAAGAGGATAATATTTCAAAAATAGATTATATAACAACAAAGATTTCCACATAATTTTTAATTAGAAAATTTTTTATCTATTCTTACATTATAATTAAAATGATTTACATGCAATCAAACGAATATAAAAAGTTTAATCTTTTTGCTAGAGACAAAGGCATAAGTTCATTGAATCTTCACTATCATAACCAAATGATTCAAGATAGCATGACCCCATATGTTCTTGAAGAAAGACAAATGAATGTTACTCAGATTGATGTTTTTAGTAGATTGATGCTCGAAAGAATTATTTGGGTAGCAGGTGAGGTTAATGACGGAATGTCAACTATTGTTCAGGCTCAATTGATGTTCTTGGATAGTTTAGATCATAATGATATTACTATGCATGTCGATAGTCCGGGTGGTAGTGTCAAATCTGGTTTATCTATGGTAAACGTAATGGAATACATAAATTCAGATATACGTACTATTTGTACAGGAATGGCCGCTTCGATGGGTTCGGTATTATTGGGTGCTGGAACAAAAGGTAAAAGAGGGTCGCTATATGATTCTGAGATAATGTTACACCAATCTTCTGGTGGAGCATATGGAAATATCCAAGATGCTGAAATTACAATGATGTGGTGGAAAAAGAAAAATGATAGGTTATTTGAATTATTGGGTAAATATTGTAATAAGCCTATGGAGCAAGTAAAAAACGACGCTACGAGAGATTTGTGGTTATCTGCTGAAGAAGCGTTGGTGTATGGTATTATTGATGAAATTGTGGTTAAGAAATCGTAATAACCTTTTTTCTTCATATTTATTATAAAACACAAATATGAAGAAGTTACTTAAACTTGATATAAAAACTATTGCAATTGTTGTAATTGGCTTAATCTTATTTTTTCAAGAATGTGGTGGAAATAAGAATAAAAATATCGTTACCACAAAAATTGATGGTAAAAAGTTTGAATTACTCAAACATGATATAGACACAATTGAAGTAGTTAAAACACAAACTATAACAAAAAAAGGTAAAGACATATATCATGATACAACAATATATGTTCCGCTAAATGGTGAAATCGATACAATTACAATTCTTAAAGATTATTTTGCTAAGAATGTTTATAAAGATACTTTACACTTGCCAGATAGTTTAGGTTATGTCTTTTTGACAGATACAATAAGTAAAAATGCCATAGCAAGTAGAATATTTAAATCAAACGTAAAACAGAGAACAATAAAAGAAACAACAATAGTTAAAGAATTACCAAAAGCACAATTATATTTTGGTTTTGATGGTGGTTTTAATAAAACAGATGTTGTAAGCAATTTAGGCGCGGCAATCATGTTAAAATCAAAATCTGATAAGATTTATAAAATTGGTGCAGGTGTTAATAATCACACAGTAGACGGCATGACCGGAACTCTTTCGCCATACATTAGTGGCGGCATTTATTGGAAATTGAAACTAAAAAAATAATTTTTATATCTTTATGAATACATATATATTATTTGTATTCGGAACGTTTGAAGATCATGATGATATTGAATATTTTTGTTTAGACGTGCTAGGCGATTCACCAAAAATAAATTCAATAAAATATGTCATTGAAAATAATAAAAATATAATTATTATTTTTGAATCCGATATAGATATCCCCAATTTAGAAGAAGAGATACATCCATTGTTAAATAACGATAATGTTAATTTTTATTTTATGTTTGAAAAAGAAGGTTTAGTTTTATCATATATTCCTCAATCTGTTAAAGATTTAATTTTTAAACCAAAATCAGACATAACTGAAATTATTATTGAAGACGACATAATCCAAAATAATAAATTAGATTTAGACGAATTACTTGACAAAATAAAAAAAAGGGGGGTTGAAAGTTTGACAAAAGAAGAAAAAAAATTTCTGGACAATTTTGAAAATTAATTTATTATTCCTATTTTTATCTTTACGTTATATAATCCAATCCGTTTGCTATGAGAAAATCTATTATTATTAACACAGATGAGATTCAGCAATATATAAAGGATATAAGAAAAATTCCTGTTATATCTCATGAAAGACAAGAAGAAATTTTTGAATCACTAAAGAAAAAAGACTTAACAAAACAACAAAGAAAAAAATTACATGATGAATTGGTGGTTGGAAATTTGAGATTTGTCTTATCTGTGGTCAAATCCTACCAAAATCAAGGCATGGATTTTTTAGATTTGGTTAATGAGGGTAATATAGGCTTAATAAAAGCGGTAGAAAAATTTGATTCCACAAAGGGTTATAAATTTATTTCATATGCCGTATGGTGGGTTAGACAATCTATAATGTCATCCTTAAACGAAAATGCTAGAACAATAAGACTTCCGTCTAATATTGTACAAGAATCCCAAAAACAAAAGAAAGAGGAATTAAACGAAGAGGATAATTATTACGTACATCAATCAGATGACCAAGCAGGTTCTTCCTTTCCTTATTGTATAGGTTTATATAATGAAATAAATGAGGATGGTGATGAACTAATTGATATTATCCCTAATCATAATGCTGATAATCCGGAAAACGCACTAAACACCAATGATGAAATAAAGAAAAAGGTATCATTAATGCTTGGTGTTCTTGATGAGAGAGAAAAAACAATTATAGAAAAATATTACGGATTAACCGGAATAGAATCTAATCTTGAGGATTTAGGTGAAGAATTTAATTGTACTAAAGAGCGTATTAGACAATTAAGGGATAAAGCCATAAAGAAGTTGAGAAACGAAAGTTTTTTACTTCTAAAATATTTATAACATGCTATGAATTGGTTAAAATATTTGGTTGCAATAGCGGCCATTATGATTGCAGGTAGTGCCGCTTATTTTTCAGTAACTGGTTTAGGGATATTGTTTGCTGGTGCATCAATATCCGTTATGATTATGGCGGGTTCTTTGGAATTTGCTAAATTAGTTACTGCAACATATCTTAAACAAAAATGGGATGTTGTAAAAGGTTTTAACAAATGGTATCTAACATCTTCTGTGGCGGTACTTATGGTTATTACTTCTGCAGGTATTTTTGGTTATTTATCCAACGCATTTCAGCAACAAAATTTAAAATTAGACCAAGTACAAAGAGATATTTCCGTTTGGGATACAAAAATTAAAACAAATAATCAACAAGTATCAACTTTAACAAATCAATTAAATAATTTACAATCCAATCAAGATAAAATTATTGACAATGGTAAAGTAAACAATAGACTACTAAAGTCGATTGATAATCGTGATAAACAAACTAATAAAATATCTGATAAAATTAGTTTACTACAAGATGAAAACGTTAAATATAACGAGGAAATCAACAAAATAAAAAATAACAATATTGATATTGAGCGAGAAGTGGGCGGTTTTAGATTTGTAGCTCAGGCCTTTAATGTTGATTTAAATACCGTTGTTAAGTTTTTTATTATATTGATTGTAATTGTGTTCGATCCGTTGGCAATCGCTTTAGTTATTGCTTTGAATCAATTAGTAATGAATTCTAAATTACCAGAAAACAAAGAAGAACCAAAAGCAGATAAAGTTGACGAACCGGTTGATAAAATTGAAGCCGTTGATTTAGTTGGTGAAATTTCTCGTTGGAGAGCATCTGAGGAGGATTTAAAAGTATTGGAAAAATATTTAAATAACCCGCCGGAACCAAACGAAAAATTGAAAGAGTCTACTAATCAATATTCAGAATCTATTAAAGAAAATAACGAAGGACCGACAGATGAGGAAAGAGCAGAATTATTAGATTTTTTGACACAACAAGCCCAAGAAATGGGTTTATATGATTACACATCAAATCCATTAATTAAGGAAGAAATCGTTAATCAAGAAACATTAACACATGAACCAACAATAGAAGATGAGCAACAGAATTATCAGTCAACTGAACAACCGATTATTGAATCAAAAGAAGAACCAAAAGTTGAAGAAACCTTAACTGAAGAGGTTGAAAAAAAAAATCAATAGAATCGAATATTATAATCCAAGAGACAGAAGTAATTATCGATACGACGATAGAACAAGTTCTTCCAATTTCAGAATTACAAGAATCTGACGAAGTATTTGAGGAAAAAGACGAGGATAATCCTATTGAAATAGTTTATAATTTAGAAACAACACCAATTAACCCCATAAGTATAGAAAAAAGAGTGGTGTCAAGAAATGTTAACAATCCAAGGCGTAGAAGCATTAAATAATAAGAAATTAAATATAAATAAAAGAAAGACTAAAAAAAGTCAAATTCTATTATTTGATACCAAAAGAAGATTGGACGACTACGTAAATAAACTCCAATATAGAAAAAACGGTAGGTATCAAGAAATACCACATTTTATTATCTCCAAGTTAGGCCAAGTATATCAAATATTTGACACAAATCATAGTTCTATTATTTTTAATGAACCAAAAATAGATAAAAAAATTATAAGTATTGCTATAGAAAATTTAGGGTGGCTTAATAAAAATACGATAACCGGTGTACTGAATAATTGGATAGGTGACCCATATAGGTCAGAACCCTATATAAAAGGTTGGAGAAATCGTTTTTTTTGGGACAAATACACGGACACACAATTAGAACTAGTTTCTGAATTGTGTGAATTTTTATGTGATAAACACCACATAAATAAACAAGCCGTTTCTTCTCAAGGGTACTTACAAAATGTCCCTAATTTTAACGGGATAGTATGTAAATCCAACTTTTCAGATATTTATACAGATATAAACCCTTCATTCAATTTTAGAACAATTTTCAATAATGAGCAACTATAAGAATATAGGTTACGATGAAACAAAGAAAATGTTGAATACATTAAGAAAACTTAATGAATCAAAACAAACATCAAGTAATTTAAGAGAGCAAGATGAGAATGCTCAAAAAAATATTAAAAATGATATTACGGTAATTAATGATGTTGACGTAAAAATGTTATCATCCGACCAAAATGACATGCATTTAAGTGATGAACAAAAAACAACGGTTTCACAATTGATTGACAATTTTAGACAACAAGTATCACAAATAGTTCAATTCACACCGGGCATGACAATAAACGAAAGACAAATTAGATTAGATGGTACACTAACCGATAAAGATATTAGTTTTGTTTTTATTGCTGGTGAAGAAAATGGTTTATATATTAATGCTGATATGTTGAAAATTGAGCAAGATGTTATTGATATTGTATCCAAGTTATTGAAATTTGAAATGGTATATAAAACGGCCATGGAACCGTTAATAACACAAAGACAAACCAATATTAAGTAATGGCTTTAACTAACGACGACAAAAAAGAAATAGAAAAATTAATAAGGAAAGAGATTAAAGATTTTATGGACTCCACACAAGCCCATAAAATCGTTGTACAAGTAATTCAAAAAGAATTGGGTACAAAAAAAATTGATGATAAGATAGTGGACTTATCAACTAAAGTCGTTGTGGAGTTATTTAAAACATTATGGATTAGAAAGTCCTCTTGGGAAAGCGCATTAAAAAATGTTAAATAAATGAAAAAGGACACTAAAGAATATAAATTAACTAAAAATATTAAGTCATATAGTCCACCTCCGCACGAGAAAGAAACGTATGATAAAATTATGGGTAAAAAGAAAGAAACGGAAGAACAAACAATGGCTTCTTCATCCGGTTCATATGAGGCACCTGTGTTTGGTAGAAAAATATTAAAGAAAGATATAGATAAGGTTCACAACTTCGATTTAAAAGAAACTATATTAGGTACAGGTGAATTTGATGTACCATTCCTTGGTTCATCACCTAAAGGTCGAAAAGACCCTTTAAAAATAGGCGGACCAAAAACAATAGCAAAAACAAGAGCAGTAAAAGACAAAAATTTTCCTAAATGGGGGGGTCCCGGCGGCGTTTATATTAAAGTAAAAGAAAAGTGTAAAAAATTCCCATATTGTAATCAAGGTGATATTAATGCAATTGAGGTTTTGAAAGAGGCTATTACTGAAACCGCAAAAAATTATGGAATTCCTCGTCACGAAGTGGAGAATATTGTATTAAATGAAATAAATAAGATATTTATTAATTATGAAGATTAAAGAATTAAACGAATTAATAGAAAGCGCAATTATCGATGAGATAAAAAAAGCGTTAATTAATGAAGAAGAAAGCGATAAAAAAGAAGTTTATCACATTACTTGTGAGGGAGAACCCGTAGCAACGTTTAATTCTCAAGAAGAAGCTGAAAGTCATTTAGACATATATAAAAAAGAACATCCCGGTAAACAATTTATTATTGAAAAATCAAAATACGATTCACATTCGGATATGATTGATAAATTGGATAATATGGGAGAAGAATTAGAAGAAAAAGAAACCCCAAATATGAAAAATATTAAAGTAAACGAAGAAATGTCAGAAGAACAATATTGGAATGAAGAAGAAGGTCAATGCGACGAATGTGGTGATAGCCAAATGGGAGAGCAAGAAGATTATGATATCTTAGGTTCTAAACATGAATTTGAAACATATTTTGACGATGAAGATGGTAAAAATTCTGATGACGATTCGTATGATGGTCCTGATGAAACATTTATGGATGACGATTCCGATAACTACGATAATGAATCAAGACATGATTTAGGTAATGAAGAACCCAAGGAAATGGAAGAACATGCACCTGATGGTGACTCGCAATATCATAGACTTGAAGAACACGGTATGTGTAATGAATGTGGCGGACCATTAAATGAAGAAGGTGTTTGTAATGAGTGTATGGGAAATGGTAAAATATGGGAATCTAAAAATAAGACAGTGCGCATAAAAGAATCTGAATTTGTTAAAATTATTGATAAAATGGTAAGTGAAGCAATGAAAGGTCAACCCGGCATTTCAGGTATTCCCGGTAAAACCGTAACAAAAAGAGTTCAAGACGCAAGTAAAAAAGAAAATGACGATTATTTGGGTGATGTAGAAAAGAAAATGAAAAAGTATCTTTCATTCGATGGTAACGATAATCCTGAGTTTCCAAAACAAATTGGTAAAGGAGAGAAGGTAGCATATAAAAATACAGATAAGCAAGATGAAGAAACCGCAAGAAATTTTGCTGGTTTAGAAAACTTAGATTACGATTTAGAACCATCGGAGCAATTCAAAAAAAGATTGAAAATGTCTATTGAAGGTGATTCATTAATGGGTAATGCGCCTAAAACAGAGAAAGCATCAATTAAGCCATCAAATGGCGCAGAAAAGGGCGAAGAATCTGAACATCCAAATGGTAACGCAATAGAAACACCGGAGACATCAAAGAAGATTAAACAACAAATGAAAGATAGGGCGGAGGATAAGAAGAATAGGGTATTATATCCAAAAGAAAAAGTACCAGTTAATGATAAAAAAGTGCCTGAAGTTAACGAATCTAAAGGGAAATTAACTAGCATTCTAAATGAAGAAATTGAAAGAATGAAAAAAATTTCCAATTATAATAAGAAAACTCAGTAACACTTCTTTTTATATTCTTTTATCCTCATATTTTATAATATAAGGGTTATGGAGAAGAAAGAAGGATATATTGAGTTTATTACATCTGAAAGTTACAAACACCAAATTGATATTTGGTTTAAGGCTAATAATATATTTTCCGAAAAAATAGAATTATTTTATGATTTCCTAACTTCATTATATGAAGTTGTGGATGAAACTTATTTAGGTACTGATGTGCTTAATTATGAAAGCGACCAGAAAAATCATTTTAAATGGTGTTGGAATAAAATCATAAATAATTTAGAAAAAGAAAATATTCATTTCAAAGATAAAGGAAATCATTACGAATATTTTTGGAACTTCTTTTTGGAAGCATATTATTTGATGAAAATAGATGATAGCGCAATAAAAATTCCTGAATACTTTTATATTCTTTTTAATTTCAATCACAAAAAATCAAGGTCTGAATTAGACATGTTGACGGAAATTTATAAAATGCTGGAACAAAACTTGAAAAAGTAAAAAAAATTCCATATATTGATACTAAAATCGAAATTATGGAAACTTTGGAAAGGATAAAATCTCTTGTTGAGATGATGTCCATAGATACAAAAAAGGTTTATGAAAAGGGAAACCGAAGCGCATCAATACGCGCAAGAAAACATGCACAAGAAATCAAAACATTAATTTCTAAATATAGAAAAGAAATACTGGAAGAAATTAAAAAATATAATGATGATGGAAATATTATCGTGGATTAAGTTATTTTTATTTATATCCAGTTTATTGTTTGTTTTAAGATACGTAGTTGAAATAGGGTATAAAATGGCTTTTAATTATACTGATGAACCAATTACATTATCTAAAACTGGGCAAGTATTTTTATTACTTACCATATCATATATAATCACATATCTAATATTACATTAAGTGTTTGAAAATATTAAATCATTAAGACCTTATTTTTTCTCTTTAAGAGAAATTGATAGTAATGTTAGTTTAGATTTAAAATTACCATTAAACTGGTTATATGAAAAAATAGTCGCGCCATATAGTTCGGTAAAAATAAAAGTACAAGATAAAAATGAAAAATTTACATTATTATCTTTTATTGCCAATGCTACTCAAGATGGTTATGATGTTGCATTTGCATGTGCGCTAGAAGTTATTACAAAAAACAAAGAAGAAGAAGAGAAAGAAAGATTATTTAAAGAGAAACAAAGATTGCTACAAGAAGATTATCAAAAAAGAATAAAAGAATTACAAGAATTATTTAAAAAAGAATCATTAGAAAAATTAAAAGATATTAATCTATTATCGGATTATGGACAAGAGTTTACATCAAGGGATGGAATGGTTGAACAAGGAATTGGAAAAGGACAAAAAGGAGATAGAGAGGCACAAGCAGAAGATGATTGATGAAATAAAAAAATTGGACAAAAAAGAAATGTTTAAACCAGAACCTAAAAAGAAAAAATCTATATTTAATAAAATATTTAGCATATTAGGATATGGAAAAAAAGGGTGATTTATTAAATCAATTTGCTATCATATCAGATTTATTAGAAAAAATAAATACTGAAACAGAATCAGTTACAATTATAGTTGAATTAAAAAAAGATGAGTTTAAAAATGTTTTTAATTATTTTGAAAAAAAATATAACAAAAAAACAGATTTACCGGAAGAAACATTTACAATTAAACTCGGAACAATAGATATTATTTTTAATATGAATAATGTCTAAATAATTCTGTTCTTTTAAATCCTTTATCCTCAAGCATTTTATACAATAAACTTCTTTGGTGTCTGGTAATGTCTTTAACAAATATAAAATTACCTCTCTTTTTCTTTAATAGTTCTTCTTTTACTATTTCAAATAATCTTTCAGTATCAGTAATGTTTTTATTTCCGTATAATCTAATATCATTTTCTATTTGAACAAACAATTTGTTGTTCAATGTAAAAATTTGCGCGATTTCATTGATGGTTAATATATATTCCATCATTTGATGATATCTTATTCTTTTTTTGATATTATAATCATATATCAATTCTTCTTTCCAATATGGTATAATTTCTTTTATCCTAAATTTATCATTCTCAATTTTTGCTTCAGTATTTCTACCAAGACTATCTTTAACATATGTTTTTGTCGCCCATCGATTATTGGGGAAAATAAGAGCTAATTCATAAAGTAATTCTTTGTTTCTTTTCCCCCCTTGAATTTGTACATACGGAGGTTTTCTTTCTGTCCTAAATTCTCTCCAATATTCATAAATCGTTGTTCTTTTCATACAACGATTTAGAATTTTAACCTTTTTTTTATTACAAAAAAGAACTATGAAATATTTTCCATTTTTCATAGTAAATGAGTAATTAAATTATATAAATCGTGGATTAATGTGTATAAACCGTAAATCCCCAAAATAAACCAAATAGCAACAAACCAAATTACTTTTTTGGGGGTTGACGATGCGCCATTCTCAATGTCATCTTGGATTTTTTGAACAAAATTATTTTTCTTTTTACAATTTGAACATCCCATATATGAAATATATACATTTAATTTTTCTTTATGTAAATAATTGATTATATTTTTTAAGTGAAATTGGGGACATTATCCTCATATAAATTAATATTTATAAAAAAAAGAATATGGATACAAATTGGTACGTCATTAAAGTTTTACCGGGTAAAGAGAGACAATTAAACGAGCAATTTAATCAACAAATTAACTTAGGTAGAATTAAAAATATTAAAAGATTCGTGTGCCCAACCGAAAAAGAGTTTGTAACAACTAAAAAGAAAAAAGTTTTGAGAGAAAAAGTGATATATGGCGGCTATCTTTATTTTGAATCAGAAAATAAGTTAAATGAAGATGAGTTAAAAAACATATCATTAATTCCAAACATTATGGGTATGGTTGGTGAAAAATTACCAATGCTCATGAATAAAAAAGACGTGGAAAGAATATTAAAAGATGAAAAATTGGAAGACCATATTGAAACTAAAAAATTAAAATATCTTTATGGTGAAAAGGTTATTATTTCTGATGGACCATTTTCAACATTTGAAGGATGTATTCTTGAATTAAAAAGTGATAAAGTTGATATTGAAGTAAAAATATTTGGAAGAAATACGGTTGTGTCATTAGGCTTAGACCAAATACAAAAAATATGAGTGGGTTTACTCCGGAAGTATTAATATACATACAATCAGTTAAAAGATACTTGGATAATAACAATGAAGCCAAAAAATATTTTTTATCACATATAGATAGTGATTTATTTTTTGAACACCTTGCTAAAATATCACAAAAAAATTTTGAAGATAACGGAGAAGTCATGTTAAATATCAATCAATTTGAATTATTAAGAAAAACGGTTTTGGCTATTGCAGCATCCAAAGGTGAATTAAAAAATGAATCTTTAGAAAAAACCAATCTTGATTTTGATGTAACAAATATATTTGTAGATATTGGTGACTATGGAAAAATATGTCTTAATTGATTTTATATTTTCATTTTTTTATTTTATTTTTACTCTATGAATAAAACACAAGAAAAGCAACTTCCGCATTCATATAATTTATATGATAGTGTTTATGGCTCCGATTTTCCCGCTGAACAATATTTTGTTTTTTTATTTGACCATTTACCCTCCAAGCATGTAGATTCAAATAATTATGATGCTTCCGTTATTAATTATTTTTTATCAAATAATTTTGTTGAAGTATCTAAAGTTTATTCAACAAGTAGAAGATATGATAAAATAACCCAATCTTTATATATAAATAAAGAAAATCAATTGATTGTTAGAGTTTTTGGTAATGAAGATAAAACCAAAAATAATTTAGTTCAGATTGATTTTTTATATAACATAATGTTGGGTGATATTGAGGGCCAAATTGATTTTCTTGAATTAAGAAATTATGAGAGAAAAAGAAAAAAATCAAATATTCATTTGATTAAAAGTGAAATGGGCCATCTCGATACTCAAGAATATGATATTCATGTTCCCCCTATGGATTTGTTATTGAATTATGGTGAATCTTTTTTAAAAATACATGAAGTAATCAATAATAGAATCAATAAAGAAAATGACAAAGGTATAATATTATTGCATGGTGACCCCGGTACAGGTAAAACGTCATATATTAAATATTTAACATCTATTGTTAAAGAAAAGGATATTCTTTTCATACCGCCATCTATGGCTGAAATGTTATCTGAACCGTCAATTATACCATTTTTGATGGACCACAAAAATTCTATTCTGATAATTGAAGATGCTGAAAGAGTCATATCAGATAGGGAAATAAATGGTTCCCCGGCGGGAGTTTCAAATATATTAAACCTAACTGATGGTATTCTTGGTGATTGTTTGAATATTCAAATTGTTGCTACTTTCAATATGAAAAGGGAAAAAATAGATAAAGCCCTATTACGTAAGGGTAGATTAATTGTGGAGCATAAATTCAGTAAATTATCGGTTAACGATACTAATAAACTACTTAAACATCTTGAAAAAAATATTACAACAAGTGAAGAAATGTGTTTAGCGGATATATATAATATAGATGTTGAATTGTTCAAATCAACGAATAAAACAAATAAAATTGGATTTTAAATGACTGAAATTACATTAGAAAACTTAAAAGAACTACAATCACAAGGTAAAACATTAGTTGTAGATTATAAAGCAAATTGGTGTCAACCTTGTAAAATATTAACACCAAAATTAGAGGCTATAGAAAAAGACTATCCAAATGTGAATTTTGTTGCTATAGATATTGATAAATGTAGAAATGAAGTTATGGAATTGGGTATTAGAAGTATCCCCACCGTTATTTTTTATAAAGGTAGCGATATTGTTGAAAGAACACATGGTGTTAATGACCAACACGTTTATAAAAGAATTTTAGATACTATTAATGGATAATACAATAATTGTTTTTACATTAAACGGTTGTATTCATTGCAATAGTTTAAAACAAAGATTAAAAAAATTATCTATACCATATATCGACGTTGAAATAACTAAAAACGAAAATATATGGAATCAAGTGGTAGAACAAACGGGTCATGATTCAATTCCAACAATTTTTATAAAGAAAAAAAATACCGATGACGGACCCGTATATGTGCCCGGTAGAGATTATGAAAGTGAAGATGAAATAGTGGAAATCATAAAAAAATACATTTAAACAAAAAAAAGGACGATGAGTCCTTTTTTTTATGCAAATAACTCTAATAAAACTATTTATGTAAAAGAGTTAAAGTTTAAATGCCACTACAAAAGATTAACTGGACCCAGATTGATACGTTATATATACCAACTGGCTCATTAATAGACCTTGCAACTTTACAAAACCCACTAAATGCGGTCTATGCAAATAATTTATACGTCTCTGGTGTTAATTTATCAAGTATCATTAATAGTGCCGGTATTTGGATACAAACCGGTTCTTTTTATGCTACAACCAATGATTTACAAGTAACCGGTTCATTAAATATAACGGGTAGTCTTATTGTAAATGGTGTAGACTTCTCTGCAATGACTTCTGGAACATCAGGTATTGATGGTTCATCGGGAACTTCCGGTACATCGGGTGCTAGTGGTAGTTCGGGTAGCGCAGGTTCTTCTGGTACGTCAGGTACAAGTGGAAGTAGGGGTCAATCAGGAAGTTCGGGTTCTTCCGGTACATCAGGCGCTAGCGGTAGTTCAGGTAGTGCGGGTTCTTCTGGCACGTCAGGTTCATCTGGAACAAGTGGAACTGGATTTTCAACAATAAATAATTCGGGACAAAATAGAATTATTTTATCTGATGGCACAACAAATGCTGCCACCGCTTCATCAAATTTAAATTTTAATAACAATACATTATCGGTTACTGGTAGTCAAGTTGTTAGTGGCGATATAATTGTACAAGGTAACTTAATTGCTCAACAATTTATTGTTTCATCATCAGTAATGTATGTTACTGAATCATTCGCTTCTGGTTCACATGTATTCGGTAATAGTTTTGATGATTATCATATTTTTACTGGTTCAGTTAATATAACTGGTAGTCTTATTGTAAATGGTGTAGATTTTTCCGCAATGACTTCGGGTACATCAGGTATCGACGGGTCAAGCGGTTCTTCTGGAACATCGGGTAGTTCTGGTTCATCAGGCTCTAGTGGAGAATCGGGTAGTTCTGGTTCTAGCGGTAGTTCTGGTTCCTCTGGTAGTAGTGGAGAATCAGGTTCTTCCGGTTCATCTGGCTCCTCTGGTAGTAGTGGAGAATCAGGTTCTTCTGGTTCATCTGGCTCCTCTGGTAGTAGTGGTTTTTCCGGTTCAAGCGGTAGTTCGGGTTCCTCTGGTAGTTCGGGTTCATCAGGTTCCTCTGGTAGTAGTGGAGAATCAGGTTCTTCTGGTACAAGTGGTTCATCCGGAACAAGTGGTTCATCCGGAACATCGGGGTCTAGTGGTACGTCAGGGTCATCAGGTTCTTCTGGTTCATCTGGAACATCGGGTAGTAGTGGTTCTTCTGGTTCATCTGGGAGTTCTGGAACAAGTGGTTCTTCTGGAACATCGGGGTCTAGTGGTACGTCAGGTTCATCTGGAACATCAGGTTCGTCCGGGTCATCGGGTAGTTCAGGTTCATCTGGAAGTTCAGGTTCATCTGGAAGTTCTGGTACATCAGGTTCTT